TAAGAACGAGACTGCTAATGAGATTCCAAACATGACTAAAAACAGGCAAATACGAAGCGACAGCGTAATTGGCGCGGTTGTGTCGAATATGGGCGTGGACATCATTCCACCGCCTTCTGATATGCCAAAACTCAATAAAAAGGAGATGTTGGTTTGGGCGCAGTATTTCTCAGGACGTGCGACTTGGCGTGAAGGTGATCTGAGGACATTGTACTTTATGGTCAAGACTGACCAGTTGATCCTGAAGGCGTATAGGGACAAGGATGAAGAGTTGGCGACCAAGTTGCATCTGAGGTTTGGCAAGTTGCTGCGTGATATCGGTTACAACATCAGCGCATCTGAAGGCATGAAGCTAACCCGCAAGGCCAAGCCAGCTACCGCACAGAAGAAGGCGAAGCTTATAGCAATATGAGGACACTGCCAGATAACGTGAGAAAGGCCATTGTCTGCGGCTATGTACCAACGCTGCGGGACTGGCGCAAGATTACCGATGTGGACAAGTTAAGCCGCGCCGAAAAGGTGATGGCGTTCGCTGAAGGCTACCTGTTAATCCCTGAAGGCGACCTGGTTGGACAGCCGCTACACCTTGAGCCGTTCCAGGAAGCGTTCATATATTCCGTTTACGATAACCCTGCTGGTACACGCCGCGCTATATTGTCGATGGCGCGCAAGAACTCCAAGACTGTAACCTGCGCGATTATGCTGCTGAATGCTATTTGTGGTACTGAGGCTAAGCAGAATAGCATGTTGTGCAGTGGTGCAATGGGACGCGAGCAGGCGGCACTGATATTCCAGCATTGCTGCAAGTTTATCCACCAGTCTGCAGAGCTACAGGCTGCAATACGGATTGTTCCATCCAGTAAACGCCTGATTGGGCTGCGTCATAATGTCGAGTTCCATGCACTTGCCAAGGATGGCGGCAGGGCTGTTGGACGTTCTGACAGGCTGATTATCGGTGATGAGTGGGGACAGATTAACGCGCCAAATGACGAGTTTGTAGATGCCTTGATTACCAGCCAGGGCGCACACTCTGATGCACTGCAGATTATCATCTCAACACAGGCGATGAATGACCAGGCCATGCTGTCTACATGGATTGATGATGCTATCCGCTCGCAGGATGAAAAGACGATATGCCACCTGTATGTAGCACCTGATGACTGTGACCTGATGGATGAGGCTGCATGGTATCAAGCTAACCCGGCACTGGGCATATTCCGCAGCAAGATTGATTTAGAGGAGCAGTTAAAACAGGCATCCAGATTACCGACTATGGAGGGCAAGGCGCGTAACCTATTGTTGAATAACCGCATCAGTTCTGACGTGCTGGCATTCTCACCGAGCATATGGAAGCAGTGTGCCGGTGGTGTTGACCTGGATGTATTCAGGGAGGCTACCGTTTACATGGGTCTGGATTTATCCAGCAAGAATGATTTGACCGCTGCTGTACTTGCTGCTGAACTGGACGGGATTGTTTATGTATACCCATTGGTGTTCTGTCCGACATCAGGTATTGAAGACCGGGGCAAACGGGATCGTGCGCCGTATTCAACGTGGGTGGATTCAGGTCATATGATACCGATTGGCTCAAACGTGATGGACTTTGACCAGATAGCCGATGCCATAAAAGGGTTTCTTATTGAAGAGGGTATCGAGGTTGCACAAGTCCACTATGACAAGCATATGATTGAACACTTTCTTGCAGCATGTGAGCGTGTATCTGTATTACAGGAATCAGAATGGATAGGTGTGCCGCAGTTCTTCAAGAACATGGGTGTACGCCTTGCAAGCCTGCAGGGGTTGATGGCAGATGTAAAAGTCCGACACGGTGGTCATCCATTGTTAAACTATGGCGCGTCAAACTGTATCGCTGTTTTAGGCCGCGAGGGCATCAGCGCACTGGACAAGAAGAAGTCCACAGCCAGGATAGATATGATAGTTGCGATGGTGATGGCCTGCTGGCCTTTAGGTGATGGCAGGGATGGCGATAAGGTGGATATCGAAGGTATGATTGGATAATACACAATATCATGTGCTAACATAGTTGAAACACCACTAGGTATAGTGATGCACGTCAGAAAACGACCATCCAAGGATAAGAGACAGGACAACGGTTCGCCTTCGCGCGATAATACCGGCAACGTGCCTGTCCATGACAATCCAAAGCGTTAACCTCTCCGCAAGGAATCCACAATGAAATATACCAAAGGCGTTCAGTCTGCTGACGACCCTTTTACGTTTGTCATGTCTGACGAAACCGTAGACAGGATGGGTGATGTTATTGTCGCCAAGGGCTGGGACTTGTCTGAGTTCAAAAAGAACCCGATTGCATTATGGGGTCACGACCACCGCTCACCGATTGGAACATGGGAAAGGGTACGCATTGAAGGCAAGCGCCTGATGGGTAGGCTGAAACTTGCCGCAGAGGGAACCAGCGCCGAGATAGATACGATACGCTCATTGATGGAGCAGCGGATACTAAAGGCGGTATCTGTTGGGTTTATGCCTGATGAGTACGAGGAACGCAAAGATGGGAAGGGTAACTTCCTTGGCATCACCTTCACCAAGACGGTACTCCACGAAACAAGCCTGGTATCCGTACCGGCAAATCCCAACGCAATCGCTGTTGGTAAATCATTCGGGATTGAAGAGAACCAATTCCGCGAACTATTCTGTCAAAGCGACACAAAAGGTCAGAACGCTGCGCCTGTCGCCAAGATAGATAAAGCACTAGGGACTGCAAGCTTAATTGCCGGTTGCCCGAAACTACTTAAAAACATCCACTAAGGAGAAACTTATGGATATTGCAAACAAGATTGTTGCAAAGAAAGAACGGGCAATCCAGATAAAGGATCGTCTGACTGAATTAAAAGCGATGGCTGAGGCCGATGACGCTGCTGACCTGACCGCTGAAGAGATTGAAGAAATCGATACGCTGTCTGATGAGATGGAAGCCGTTGGCAAATCTGTTGCCGCTTTGGAAAAGATTGAGCTGACGATTGCCGCCAAGGCACTCCCAGCCAAGCCTGACTTCAGAGCGCCTGCTGACCCCGTCCGTAAGGAAAAAGGTGGCTCGCTGCTGATCAAACTGGCAACTGCCAAGCTGATGGCGCACGTTAACAAGTCCCCACTGGCTGAAGTTATCGGCAAGGTATACGGCAGCGATGACCGTGTAGCCGCTGTTGCTGACTTCTATGCCAAGACCGCTGTTGCTCCTGCTACCACTACGGAAGCTGGTTGGGCTGCAGAGTTGGTTGAAGATGACTTGCAGGGTTTTCTTGAAGACCTCCAGCCGGTATCTGTTTACGCGAATCTCCGCGCACAAGGCATTGGCCTGAACTTTGGTGGCTACAACTCCATCACGATTCCACGCCGTGCTGTTGGCGGTGCGAATAACGACCTGTCTGGAAGCTGGGTTGGTGAAGGCGGCGTGATCCCGGTTAAACGTCTGACCCTGGGTTCTCAGACTTTGAACCGCTACAAGGCCGCTGTTATCTCAACATTCACTGAAGAGATCCTGCAACAGTCTACACCTTCTATTGAAGGTATCGTTCGCGGTGCAATCATGGATGATACGGCTATTGCGCTTGACGGTGCATTGCTTGATAGCTCCAATGTTGTTGCTGGCGTTCGTCCTCCTGGCCTGCTGTTTGGTGTAACGCCGACTGCCTCTGCCGGGGACACTGCTGCTGACATCATCACTGATATGAAGGTACTGTTCTCAGCCATGACCGCTGCCAACCTTGGCGCACGTCCTGTGTTGATTATGCACCCTGACCGTATCCTTGGTCTGGCTACTGTATCCATTGCTTCCGGTGAGTTCATCTTCAAAAATGAAATCAATAACGGAACCCTGATGGGTGCGCCGGTTATCTCATCTGCCAATGTTGCGGCTGACGAGGTTCACATGGTTGATGCAAGCTCATTTGCTGCGGCTAACGATACGCCGATGTTTAACGTATCCGACCAGGCCACGCTGACAATGGCAAACGCTGATCTGACAGCCCCGACTCAGGCCGATGATGGCGCTGGCGCGATT